GGGAGACATTCTTTTCCTACTGTCTCATACCTAGTAATCTTTTTATTACCCTCTACGATTTTCCCAACAGGGTTTTTTAATTCTTGTGCTCTACTTGGACACTCTGCTTTTGCAGGTGGGGGTGGTGGTGTATTTGTCTTTGATTCTGGTGGAGTAACTTCTTTTGCTTCTGGTGGTTTATATGGTGGAGGTGGTGGAGATGTTGTCGTTATTTCTAACCTACGTGGATCATAATCTATTGGACTATAACTAGGTGTTCCTGCATCACAGAATACCTGGACACCATCCCGATCCTCTTCTTTGAGTGTCTGATTCTCACTACTATCTCTATGAGACTCAACACAACCAGGTATATTAACAATAGGAACACCCACCTGTGTAGACACGGGTGGGTAAATTGGAACTGCCTGAGGAGGATCTCTCATCCAATCAGGCATTACATTAATACTTAAATCACGAATATCACTGATACGAATTGCCGTATCGGGGATATAGATTTCAGGGATATCCATTAGAAAGGAAGTCCACCTCCACCCATGGGGAGAGCGCCGCCAGTAGCACCGGGGAGCTCAGGCATACTAGAATCCATCATGTCAGGAAGGGCATCTGTAATCGCCTCTCCGGCAGCTGCTGCAATTTGACTCTTTGCATTCTCAATTAAGGCATCTTTTTGGGTATACACGTATGCTCCTGCGCCCACAATACCAGCAGTACCAGCAAACGAAAGAATTGCTAAAACGTTGATTAATTTTTGCATAATCATAATCGATAATATTTTATCTATTTAACAATCATTGAATACACTGCCAACGGTAGAACCCACAGTAGAACCTACTCTACCACCCAAAAGTGATACCCAACCAGCTGCTAACCATCCAACATAAGGGATACCAATTACAGCAGGGACACCAACACCAGCAGCAATACTAGTTCCTGCCATTGCACCTTGTGATCGTGCGCCAGCGTCCGCCACTAAACACTCTTCTTCTCGGGCAGTCAACTTTCCCTCGCCGTCTCCTCCAACACCTCCTAAATTTCTAGTGCCGTCCATAGTGAATTGATCTTTACGCCATTCACGACGAGACTCAGTGCCACCACCAAAGAATCCTTTCTTTTCTTTATCCAATGATAAAGATTTTTGTGATTCAAGAACAGCAGGATCGTTTGCTTTATATTCTATGCTATAACCTTCTTTATCTGCCTCTACCTTATACGAAGAATAATCACCCGAAGGAAAGTTGATGACTGGATATTCTGGTCCACTGGGTTTGATGAGATGCCCCAGAACACCGATGTGTGCTACGGCAACAACACCACCAACTCCTAATGCAGTCCATTTAAAGAAGGTCATAAGATTACACGGTAGGTTTTACAGGTGGTTCACCATCATTAGTGATGAACTTAATTGGTGCTTGCTCTACACGAATGATTTGTGCAGGTGCAGTTTGTGCTGCTTTCTCAATCAATCTTTCCATCTGTTCTTTGGTGATACCACCACCAGTGGAAGATCCATTACCATTTCCATTACCACCTTTCTTTGCTGCCTGAACCCCGAACGTAGCTAAAACCCCAGTAAAGACACTGGCTATGAAAGTTGGATCTAGTTTTTGTTCTGGAATACCGAGTACGGGTGGTAACTGGATGTACGCCAGCGTGAGTATTCCGCCGCTCCAAACAAGGATGCCAAGCCTAACAAAAGTAGAAAGAATATCAAGTTGCTCTTCTTTATCACTTGCAGCTTCCTTCATCTTTCCAAGAATACCCTTCTTCTTGGGATCTTCTTTCTTGATTTCCTCTGGCATTTGACATAAGCAAAGTCAATCTATTTAGATAGATAACCTTCTTTAACTAGATACTCGCGTGTCAATGGAGTAGGAGTATATACATTCCACATCTCACCAGCAGCACATGCATCTAGTGCTGCCATAGTCATACCCTCAGTATGACCTGCCCAGTATGCTTCTTTCTCCCAAGGAATTGCACCTGGTTGAAGCATATAAGTTCTTTTTACAATGTTTTGATACATAGGAGGAACTTGATCCTCAGGCAGAATAATAGCAATCAAACTATTATCAATAGTTCCTGCCATACAATCTTGTGCAGCGTGCCATCCTTCATGTCGCATCACAGACATCAGTGTGCCAGGACGACCCATGAATGATTTATTCAGATAGAAGTTATTACTCACAGTATGATAGACACCACGGTGTCCTACTGGAAAATACTTCTCATCTGCTAGAAACACCTTAACTCCGACCCTATTGAGAGAGGTGAGCATTCTGTTGAACTCGTTAGCAACAGGAGTAAAACTAACAGTATTGGAGTAGTTACTAGAAATATCAAGGAGAGTAGTGATTTCTTTGACATCATCTGTGCATTCTTGGAGTAACATACACCCCATTGAATGATTAGTGTAATAGTCATTCTCCTTAATAGGATCTGCCATTACGGGTGATGCTAATAGCAGTAAACTAAGAATCCATTTTTGCATAATAAGCCTCAAAATACTTTACAATTCCAAAAGAAGTTTTATGTCCTTGTGACACCCAGTCATGAGCACACTCATAGATTGATTTTGTAGAATATTTGGGAACACATCCTTCCATCGGTCCACCAAATTTTGAGAGAAGAATTTTTAATACTTCTTCTCTTAACTTCAATCGTTCTTCTTCATAACGCCAATCATCGTTCATGGAAGTTTTCCGATGCACCAATAGGGTCTAACTGTGTTGTTGTTTTACCACTCTTGGTTGCCATATCATACATTACTTCATGGATATTGTCGGGTTCTTCAACTTTCCAAGATCCACCAACACCTCCGTCCATATTTACAATGATGTTACCAGGATCTTTCATTAGTTTTTGATACTCCATTTGAGTTTCTGTTAAAATTGGTTCACTAAACCAATCATCATAAGGTGTAATAACTGGTGCTGGATATGTCATTGCCAGTGATAGTGATAGAAATTACCTTTGGGGGAGCACATAGGATCCTCAGAAGGAACTCTATATGCAAGTTGTGATTGACCTTTGAAGTTAGTCCTGTCACCTATAATAGCAAAAGCTTTCAACATGTTATCGTTGCTTTTAAGTCTTGCAACAACTTCTGGATTAGCAGCAGGTCTTTTATATAGGAACCCCTCATACTGTCCAGGTGCATATACTACATCCGCAACAGTATTAGGATATAGTGGAGATTTTACTCGATTAATAATCGATGCTGCTACACAGTATTCATCAAATGAACCAAGATGGGTTTCAACTTGAACTGTCCTGGCTAGATGATCATAGTCAACTGCACTAAGTGCCAGAATTGTTTCCAGAATCATGATAGTCTTTACGGTAGTAACGTCCCAGGATGTTACTATTATAATATGCAGGGGTGCCGTCTGTCAAGCTTTCGGAAAGGACAGAATTGATGAAGAGTTGTCTTGTCTCTTCGAAATTAACTCTTCCTTTTGTGGAGTGTATGGAAATGATCTCTCGTTTATAAGCGGAGTTCCCAATCTTCTTTCGTTCTTCATTAAGTTCATCAGAGCTTCCGTAATATTTTTTCCAGTCGCTCTCACTTGTAACTCTCCGACCTCCACTTCTAGGCTTTCGTAGTTGCCAAAAGTATTTGCGGCCGATGTATTGTTTGCCTGATTGTAGATTTGTAATCCGATAGACAAAACCGAAAGACTTACCGATGTCGCTAGTAGTAAACGGTTTACCCTGATACGTCCACGGGTTGTCATAAAGAACTTCTTCATTCTCAATACCTATATTCTTCAATGATATTCAAAACTTTGTCGAGATATTTATGTGCCATATCTCGATCCCCTTGCCACACTGTATCAGGTTCTTCGTATACTTCGTCTTTCAATTTAATGACGCGATTTCTCATCTCGTCCTTGGTAAGCATATTTTTAGGCATCAGAGTCGATTGTTATGATTATATTTTTCATAGTCTAACTTCATCGCTTGAAGTTGATTCGCTTGTGCGAGGGACTTGGGTCCCTCGGTAAGCAGTTGTACCTGTGATTCAGATAAGATAGCACCTTTCCAAGAGAGATACGCTTCTCTCCATGTGCCTTGTCCTTCATTTTCAATTAACATTAGAGTTGGAATCCAGTAAACGTGTTCTTTTTAACATCCTGCTTGATGCCACCGACAACATAAGATTCAACCTCAGTTTCCTGTGGAGCAACTTGAAGACCCTTAGAAGAGATCCAGTGTTGTGTCCAAGGAAGTGGATTATTCTTAGCTGCAATATCATACACAGGTTTTAATCCAATCGATTTTAACCGACGATTGGCAATCCATTCAACATATTGATGTAAAAGTTTATCATTCAAACCAATCATACTGCCATCTTTGAACAGATATTGTGCCCAACGCTTCTCTTCGTTGACTGCACGATCATATAAAGCGTATAACCATTCCTTCTCTTCATTATAAATCTTCTTCATATCTGGGTCATCACCCTTGGCCCAGTTATTAATAATATTCTGAGTCAATACTAGATGCTGGTTTTCATCCCTAGCGATGAGGGATATGATTTTAGCAGATCCTTCCATGAGTTTAAGCTCACCGAATGCAAATGAGCACGCGAAGCTAACATAGAATCGTATTCCTTCCAGAACGTTGACATTTGCAACTGCTCGGAAGAGTTTCCGTTTGAGTTCATACCTTTCTTGTTTAAAAGAACCGGCACCGTCAAGCGCATGTTCCCATGCGTTGGATGAACCATACTGTTGAGCGTCTTTGATAAAGAGGTTATACGCTTCTGTGACGCTCTCAGCGCGTTCTAAGATACGCTGATCTGTTAGGATGGTATCAAACACACTACTGGGGTTTGAATACACATTCTTGATGATGTAAGTGTAGGAGCGACTATGGATCATCTCCATAAACTCCCACACGGTCATAGCCGCCTCCAATTCAGGCAGAGAACAGTAAGGAATGAATGCCATTCCCGGACCTCTACCCTGAACACTGTCCAACATAACTTGATACTTCAAGTTTGAAGTAAAGATATGCTTCTGTTCGGGACGTAGTGATTGATAATCACCACGATCTTTTTGTAAAGAGACCTCTTCCGGTCTCCAAAAATATCCCAACTGCTGTGTCGTAAGTCGATCGAAGATAGGATACTTGTATGAATCATACCTCTGAACACCAAGAGGAGCACCAAAAAACATTGGTTGTTTCATAGTGTCAACTGGCATCTTGTTAAAGACAGTCATACCTTCAATTTTTCTATCGTCGTTTAGTTTGAAATCCATTTAGTACCCTATTTGATCCAGTAATCTGCTGCTACACATATTCTCATTTTATTTGTTTTCCCAGGACCCCCAGGTAAATGAGGCATCATAGAAGGAAAGATAAACCATTCGTTTTTGATGAGGGGTAAGTTGAAGAAATCATTTTTTGAAAGGTCAGGATTGTTTGAGAATTTAGTAGTCTCTGCACCATCCGGAAGAGACAAGTATAGCACACCAGACAACCTGTAACAATCATGGTTAGATGTGTGTGAGTGCCAGAAGGGATAAATCTCCTTTTCCTTACCTTGGGGTAACAAATCTTTCTCCATGTCAGTCCAGCTAACATAGATCCACCCAGTAACTTTATGATCAACAACTATATTCCAATAAGTTTGACATGCATTGACAAAGGATTGTTCCAGCCTTTTTACAACGGGGTGATCAAACTCTTTTAAAATGTTATTGGAATCTTCATCAAATATGGGACACTGAAATCCTGGTTTATTTGGGTCACCTTTTGCATACTGACACAAATCAATCAGTTCTTCAATATCCTCATAACTTAATCCTGCGTTATAATGTCGTATATTTAATTTATTAAACGGCGCAGGACTCACATTCACCTTCATCAGCATTTTCTAGTTCTGCCATTAATGATTGCACCGTGTCTGGTTTGTCTTCTACTTCATCAGTCTTTTGATCGTGAGTGTTCTGATAGTAGGAAGTCTTCCAACCGTACTTATATGTAGTTAATAGATCATTTGCCATGACTGATACCGGCACTTCATTGTCTGGATAGTGCTCTGGATTGTATGACCAGTTGCCACTGATTGCTTGATCGAAGAACTTCTGCATCATAGCAACAACGTTGATATATCCGTTGTTGTTAGGCATTTCCCACAACAATGTGTAGTTATTTTTTAATGTAGCATACTGCGGTACAATTTGTTTAAGAGGTCCTTTCTTGGACTTTTTAATGGACAAGTAATCACGTGGTGGTTCGATTCCATTGGTTGCGTTTGACACAACGGAACTGCTCTCCGAAGGCATCTGTGCGGACAGTGTTGAGTGTCTGAGTCCGTGCTCATTGATAGATGCCCTAAGAGACTCCCAATCATGCTGCAACTCCGGATTTGAAATAGAATCTACATCCTTCTTGTATGTATCAATCGGAAGAATACCATCCGCATACTTGGTACGACCAAAGTTTTCACACCATCCTTTCTCTTTGGCAAGTTCATTAGATGCTTTCAAGAGGTAGTATTGGAAAGACTCAGAGAGTTTATGAACTGCGTCCCATGCCTCCTGTGAGTCGTAATTATATCCCAACTTAGCAAGATAGTGTGCAAGTCCAATGAACCCAATTCCAAGCGATCTACGTGCCTTTGTACAGATCTCTGCTGCACGCACTGGATACTCCTGGTAATCAATTAATTCTTCCAGACCACGAACTGCAAGGTCACAAAGACTCTCCAACTCTTCATCATTTCTAATAGTTCCTACATTAACAGCAGAAAGAATGCACAAGGCAATCTCACCTAACTCATCATCGATATGGTTAAGTGGTACAGTGGGGAGAGTGATCTCTTGACACAGATTACTCATCTCAATCTTATCTTTGAATGAAGAGTGAGAGTTGCAATGGTCGATATTCATGATATACAAACGACCAGTCTCTGCCCTCTCTTTCAAGATGTCTAGGAAGAGTTCTTGTGCTCCGATAGTCTTTCTTGGAACAGACTCATCTCGTTCAGCAGCCACATATAGATCATCGAACCTGTCAGTACCAAAGGAATCATACAGACCCGGTACGTCATGCGG